CTGACGACAAAGGCAGAGTTAATCTGTGCAATGGGCCACCTTTCACCCAGTCCATCATTTCCCATTTCTACGCCAACTGCATGGGTGTTCATGCAATCGCTGGGAACTGTCCCCCTGCTGAAACTGATGGATTTCCCTTTGCCATTGGTGTTGGTGGCACCAGCAGCCAAAACCCAAACGGCCCCTGACCTATCAATGTAGAGATTGGACACAGGTGCATCTGAGTCACCAACTGCACAATAATCGGCATCTTTCTGGCCATCCCATGAAGGGGGGCTAGCTGTGTGATGCCACATAACACACAGGGGATAATCGGAATAGCCCCCTGAACCCCTGGCCCTGTCTTGCCAGCCTGCATATTCAATGACATTCAAACCAGCGTTACGAAGCCAGCCAGCCAGTTCAGTCAGATAGATGGCCACTAGTCGTTTCCATCAAACGAATCCAGGGGTGACTTGTCACCAAAGCCATTGAACCAAAGCCTGAACAATATTCTGAGTCGTTCCCTGTAGTCCCTGTGAACCCTGGGGGTCCTGGATGCCAGCAGCATCCAGAACGCTTCATAGGCCAGCCAGCCCTGATTCATGCCTGTGTGCCCCCAGGTGCCCCGTCAGGGGCCTGGGTGGCCAGCCAGGCCCTGACAGCTTCCAGGGCCGGCCTGGGGGCTTCCTGGTTCTGGTCCTGGGACCTGATGGCAGTGATTCCTGCACCTGCATAAGCAGGGACTGGTGTTGCTGCCACATGCCCCACGAAAACCTGCACCCTGGAAATGACCCCGTTCACCAGTTTGGGTGGCCTGGTATCCCTGAAGGCAATTGAAAGCCCTGTGTGAGATTCCCTAAGCATTGACTGAATCTTTGCCAGGTTGGCATCATCGTAGATTCTGAATGTGGCCCAGGCCCCATCTTCCCTGTCCTGCATTCCAGTGGCAAACCCAATGGTTGCCCCCAGGGATTCGTTATGACCCAGCAGCAGGGGAACGTCCAGGGCACCCCTGTGTTTGAAACCCTGGGCCATACGTGCCAGGGAACCCCTTAGAAATTGTTCCTGGTACTTGACCAGTTTCCCATCAGCATCAGGTTCCACCACAGTGGCCACCTGGTCATAAGGAACAATCACACCTTCCAGGGACCTGCCATCATCCCTGAGACTGAACCCGTCAGTGGGGATGAACCTGGTTCCACTTCCTTTGGCCAGGGTCTCTGGTTCCAGAATGGTCATGTGGTTTCCTCAGTCATCAGTTCAGCTTTGGCAGGGTCATTGGGCAGGTACCGTTCAGCCAGCCTGATTTCATCCACTGTGATTGCATGGTTGCCCTTTTCATCCACAATGGAATGCAGGGTGGCATATGTCTGTGCCCTGGTCTCAGGTGCAGCCCTGACATATTCATCCCTATTGAATTCCACGCTGCTGCCCCTGGGCAAAAGCCACTGGGACAATGCACCACCAACAGCCCCAGCCAATGTTCTTAGGGTGGTTCTCCAGTGGAAATCCAGCAGGTCTCTGGCATTGGCATAAGTCAAACCATCAGGCATTGGGAGACCTACCAAATAGGGTGGCACACCCAATGCAGCAGCGATTCTGGTCTCATCAAAAACCCTCAGTTCCAACAGGGCCATTTCCCTGGGACTGGTGGTCACTGTTTCCAGTTCCAATGTTCCTGACAAAACAGCAGGGGCACCATTCCTGCTAGTGGCCCCAGCAACCCAGGAATTCTGAAGGTCTCTGGCTTCGTTGCCATTCAGCTTTCGTGGGGACTTCAGGACAGCCCAGGGAATCCCACCCTTTGAAGCCATATCAGTTGCCATCTTTTCCAGGGCAGCAGCAGACATGATGGAACGTGCTGCCCATTCCAGTGGCCCAATGCCACGAAGATTGGATGGCATTGACTGATATTTGATGTGGCAGACATCAGCCCTATCCAGTTTCTGGCCCCCAACTGAATAGGTGATTTCCCCGTTAACCCTCTCAATATTCACCATGGCAGGGTCCAGCACCATGAACCTGGCAGGGTATCCACCTGCTGATTCTGCATATCTGGCAGTAGCCCAAACAATGGCTTCACCAGCAGCCTGGTAAGTATTGAAAAGCTGTTTAGCGAAATCTGTCCAGTCAGAATAGATTTCAGGTTCTGGGTTATTGGCCCATTCTGGCAGGGCAATAACCTTCACACCCTTCACGCCATATACAGGGAACGAAGCCAGTTGCCTGGTGTTCAGGTCAATGCAGGTCCACAATGTGGACACCAATTTGCCCTGATAGGTGGCACCATTCCACAGGGGTGTTTCCCACCCAACAGGCCACCCAGCCCATGCCTGGACATCAGGCATGATGCCTGACTGTTCCAATTGCCCTGATGGATACATGGCATGGGTGTCCCCAAAACCAGGGGCAACATTGTCACCCACAGTGCCCACAGGGGGATTGGGATTGGGAATGGAATCCCGTGGAATTGCCCTGTTTCTAAAGTCACGAATGACCAGCAATTCATCCTGGGGCACGAAATCCAGCATAGGCGATATGGACAACGCTGGTCCATAGGTGGTTACCTGGCCACATGGCAGCCAGGGATATGAGACCCTACCGAACCAGAGTTTTCAGGAATGCAAAGCAGTACCTGAAAGACAATGAAGTTAAATGCTGGGTTCATGATGAAGATGGGCAGTGTCACAACAGGGCAACCATTCCTGACCATCAGCCCCCACTGTGTGAATTCCCAGACCCAATGCTGTGGCAAGGGAAACTGATGCCCCAATGCGCGATGCATTCCAACAGGCAACGGGGCCAACTTCGCTGGGGTAGGCAACTGCCAGCACCCACCAGGGCATGGTTGTAATGGCCACTGAGACAGCCCCAGCAGCCCCCAGGGTGGCCACAGGGAGGAATCCTGACCTGCCATCCCTGGGCTGGTATTTCAGCGAAATGGGGGCAAAGCTGGGGTACCAGTTCCACCCATGGCAGAACCTGCTGTCTGACGTGACCAGCCAACTGACCCCCAGGACCGAACCCCACCCAGGACAGTCAGCCCTGAAATTCAATGCCCAGCACTGTGGCTGCATTGTGGGCAGACAGTCAGGAAAGACAGCCTGGGCAGTCACCAGGATTGCCAGTCAGTGCATGTTGCCTGAGCGTAAAGACATTGCAGAACTGGTGGGGCTGGACAAAATTGCACCACAGAAGGTTATTTACACTGCACAATCCAGACTGAACGCAACAGAGAAATGGCGTGAACATACTGAAATCATGCTGAATTCCTGGCTGGTGGAATACATCTATAACGTCAGGAAACAAATTGGTTCTGAGTGTGTGACCTTCACCAATGGCAGCACATATGAACCCGTGACCCCCAACAGGACAGGTGGACGTGGCAAATCCACTGACCTGGTAATTGTGGACGAAGCATTGGCACACCCAATGTGGCTGCTATCTGTGCTTCGTCCCACGATGGCACAGAGGCATTCAGCCAATGGTTGCCTGGGTGCCCAGTTCATTGTGATTAGCAACGCTGGCAATGATGACAGCGAACTACTGAACCACCTTCAGGACCTGGGCCACGAAGCCATCAGAAATGGCAATGATTCACGGGTCTGGTTGGAATGGTCAATGGAACCAGGGTCTGACCCCCTTAACCCACAAACCTGGCAAAACACCATGCCCACAGTGGACCAGCCCAATGGCATTGGATTGGACTTCCTTAGGGAAGAACTAGAGACAATGCGACTGGAAGATTTTATGCGAGAATACCTGTGTGTCAGGGTGCCACGTAGTGAAGCCACAGTAATTCCCTTTGACCATTGGATGGAAAACTACAGGCATGATGTCACTGTTACAGACTCAGGGGTGATTGCAGTGGACGTTTCCCCTGGTAGACAGCGTGCCAGTATCGTGGCCTGTTCCCAGGTGGACGATTACCTGCCTATTGAAGTCATTCGATCTAAGGAAGGGCTGGAATGGGTGGTGGATGCAGTGGAAGAAATCACCAATAGGTGGAACTGTAGTGTGGTCATTGATGCAGGGGGGCCGGCTGGGTCAATGGTCCCAGTGTTACAAGCCAGGGGAATTGATGTGCTGCCAATTGCAGCAAGGGAAGTGGCCCATGCTGCTGCCAACTTCTATGACTGTGTGATGGCCAAACGGATTACGCACCTTAATGACTTCAGATTGAATGATGCAGTTAAGGGTGTCACGAAACGTCCAGTAGGGGAACGCTGGGCATTTGACAGGAATGGAAACGTGGACATTACCCCTGTGGTTGCTGCCAGCTTTGCAGTGTGGGCAATAGAGACAGGCTGGAACGATAAACCAACGCTGTATACCTGACAGGAATATAGCGATTGTTCCAGAAACGTCTATAAAGGGGTAGGCCCATGGACTTTATAGACAGGAACCCACTATAAACGGGTCTAAATAGCTCGGGTTTAATCCCAACATTAATTATAGCAGCCGCCGCCCTATAATTTTCGGGGAAAATTAGCG